TTTTATCTCTATATATAGTAGAAATGACTTGATAAATACTCGGTTCTGAGTGATATATGTAATACGCTACAAAGCTTGAAACCTTTGAATTTAGAGGGTTTTAAGCATTATTATTTTTACCCTTTGCGATAAATCAAGCGTCGCACATGATACGAAGCAAGGGATAAAAAAGAAAGGAGAGGATCAAGATGAATCATGCAAGGGTTCAGGAAATACCAGTACAAAGATCGTCAGTAACCGTAATTAATCAACCCGTAAGATGGAATGATGTCACCACACAACCGAGAACAAAAAAGCTAAAAGTTGCATCCTACTGTCGGGTAAGTAGTGAAGAAGAGTTACAACTGGGTTCACTAGAGAATCAAATCATTCACTACACCAACTACATCAGGTCAAATCCTGATTGGTATTATGCTGGTGTATACTCAGATAAAGGAAAATCAGGTACAGATATGTCAAAGAGAATCGGTTTTAACCGGATGATTAGAAATGCGATGAATGGAGAAATTGACCTGATTATCTGTAAATCCATATCAAGATTTGCTAGGAATGTTGTGGACACGATGGATATTGTGAGACAGCTCACTGAAAAGGGTATTTTTGTGATTTTCGAGAAAGAGCGGCTGAATACCAAAGATATGACCAGTTCACTACTCATAAAAATTCTTGCAACTTTTGCTGAGGAAGAAAGCCGAGCTACATCGGAGAATATTGATTGGGCCTACACAAAACGATTTGAGAGGGGCGAAGTGGTTGCTGGGCAGCTCTTTGGCTACGAGGTCAACAAGGATAAAGAATGGAGCATCGTTGAAAAAGAAGCCGAGATTGTAAGAGAAGCTTATGACCTATTTCTTAATGGATATAACATGACAGAGATAGCCAGACATTTTATAAGAAGAGGCTACAAGAAACGTTCTGGCGAGATTGACTGGAATAATAATAACATCAGAAGCATGCTGACCAATGAAAGATATGCCGGTGATGTGCTCAGCAGAAAAACTTGTACACTCGATTTTAGAACACACAGAACAATAATTAATAGAGGACATAAACCCCAATATTATATAGAAGACCACCATGAAGGCATTGTTTCAAAAGAAGACTATGAGAAAGTTCAAGAAATAATTGGGGATAATAAATCTGATTTTAACAGGGGCGATTATGAGAAAACACCTTTTACCAGCAGAGTGATTTGTACTCATTGCGGAAAGAACTTTCATCGCTTCGGTAAAAATATTAAGAAAACAATATGGCGATGTTCTTCTAATGTAAAAAGCGAGTTGCTTTGTGAAGCGGATCCTATTGAAGAAGATCAAATCGAGAAGCTCTTAAGGGAAGGTTTTGAAAAACGCTACAATATCAATCAAAGAACAAACGATGGACTATTGATTAAGCAGCTGACGAAAGAATTATCAAATGCTGAAGCGGTCAGGGAACGAGAGCAAAATCTACTGCGAGTTGAACTTGAAAAGTGTCTGATAGCTGAGAATAAGGCCATTCTTCAAAATCTTGATACTGAAACGTTAAAAGAAAAGCGACAAGAAGTTGAAAAAGAGATCACATTTAAAGCTAAGCTATGGGAAGATTTCGATAAGGATTATGAATTTAGAGAAGCCTCCCTAAACCGATTGAAGGAGTTAAAGGGTTCAGATAAAGCCATTAAAAAAATACTAGATATCTCTTTCATGAGAGGATGGGTGATTCACATTAAGGTGGAGTCACCTTTTTTATTTACCATCAAATGGATTGATGGGAAGGAGACGGTAGTCGGGAAGTTTAGGGGAGGTCATCACGATGGAAGGAAGTAGAAACATATCGACGATGAATCCTCGGGTTAGGGTAATCCCAGCAAATATGAATAACCCTGATTATAGAAGTAATGAAGAGCGCAAAATCAAAGTAGCTGCCTATGCCAGGGTATCCACCCATGAAGAGGAACAACAGTCCAGTTACAAACTGCAGGTTTCTTACTTTAAAGAATATATTGAAAAGCAAGAAGGCTGGGAGCTTTATAAGGTCTACAGCGATGAAGGGGTTACTGGAACAAATACTAAGTATCGAACCGGATTCAATCAGATGATCAAGGATGCTAAGGAAGGAAAGTTTGATTACATCATCACAAAATCCATCAGCCGTTTTGCCAGAAATACTCTTGATTGCTTAACCTATGTTAGGATGCTGAAAAGCTTAGATAAGCCAGTGGGTATAATTTTTGATCGTGAGTCGATCAATACCCTCGACTCTCGCAGTGAGGTCCTACTCACGATAATCTCATCAATAGCTGAAGAAGAGTCACGGACAATAAGTGCCAATGTCAGCTGGGGGGTTCAGAAAAGATTCTCGCAAGGAAAGCCTCATATTCCTACCACATACTTTTTAGGATATGACGAGGATGAAGAGGGGAATCTAATCATCAATGAAGAGGAAGCCAAAACAATTAGACGGATCTTTCGAGAGTTCATCTCAGGAAAAGGATCGGTCCAGATAGCTAAAGGACTTACAAAAGACAAAGTGAAAACCGCAAGGGATAATACAAAATGGACCAGTGATTCCGTTTTAAAAATACTTAAAAATGAGAAATTTTGTGGACATGCGTTATGTCAGAAGTCAGTAACCCTGGACCCTTTAACCCACAAACGGGTCAGAAATAAGAACCACAAGCCCCAGTACTTTATACGGAACAATCACCCTGCAATCATCTCTGAAGAGAAATGGAACTACGTACAAAAGGAACTGGAAAGACGAAGAAAAATGAAGCATGATCCTGACGGCAAATACCATAGAACCTATAGCGGAAAAGCACCATTTTCAAATATGCTTTACTGTGGAGAGTGTGGCATGCCGGTTCATAGAAGGCGCATAACATCAAAGCGAGATGGGAAGCCCTACAAGTTTACCGTTTGGCACTGCAGACTGGCGGCACAAAAAGTAGAAGCTGACTTTGACTGCCGTTCAAAGTATGTTTGGGAAGAGGTTATTGAAGCAGCCTACAATGAAATGCTTCTGAAAATGACTGAGGAGATTGATCTCATAAGAGCTGAGGGGGAAGCGGCCATTGAGGATGTGAGCTTAACATACGACGAAAAAGAAAGGCTCAAAGAACTTGAAGAAATCATCGATCGAATCAATGATCGCATAAGTGAAATGGCTATGAGGGAAAGTATAACCAATGACCCCATATATGATGCAACCCTTAGAAATATGATTTATGAATCACAAATCTACCAGCAGGAACATGAAGCGCTTGTCAAAAGCCAGGACGAAGAAATCTACATGAGGCAGAACCTAGAAGCCTTAATAACATATCTTGAAAGCCAAAGTAGCTTTGAAACCTTTGATGCAGCAGAATTTAAAAAGCTTGTCGAAAGAGGTATTCTCCACAAAGACTATGAGATTGAGTTTATCTTTAAATGCGGAGTCATAAGAACGGCTCAAGGCTGGAGACGTGGGAAGAACGAGTAGCGATTTTTAAAGAATTTATCTAATTAAATAAAATACTCCTTTACCTTATGGAGATTGTACTTGCAATAGTTTGACATCAATGCAAACATACAAGCAAGCGCAATATTTCAGAGGAAAGGAGTTTTTTTAATGGACCAAATAGATAAAAGTTTATGGATCAATAAATTATGGGATCCTTTAGAAAAGATAGAGGACAGTCCTCTTCATAGTAAGCGAGAGGGAATCAAGGTAGCTGCCTATTGTAGAGTGAGTCTTGATTCACTGGGGCTGTCCCACTCATTGGAAAGTCAAGTGAGTCACTACACCCATGTGATTAATAGTAGGGACAATTGGACCTTTGTTGGTATCTATTTTGATAATCTGGTTACCGGGAGAAAAGCATCATTAAGACGAGGCTTCACTCGGATGCTCAGACACTGTGAAGAGCATAGAATTGACCTAATCTTAGTCAAAAATGTATCCCGGTTTTCAAGAAACACGAAAGAGCTTATTGAAGTCATTGAACGATTAAAAGAAATAAACGTAGCGGTATATTTTGAAGCGGAAAATATTACGAGCACTAGGAGTGAAACAGCCTATCTTCTAAAAACCTATGCCAGCATTGCTCAAGGGGAAATTGAGGCAACTTCCCAGGCGATAGAGTGGGGACATGAAAAACGAATGATGAAAGGCAAGGTTAAAATCGGACACACATACGGCTATGATAAAACAAAAGTTGGTAATGAAACCGTCATTACAATCAATGAAGAGCAAGCACAAGTTGTTAGACAGATTTATCAAATGCATCTTGATGGTATGAGTAATAATGCCATTGCAGGTGAATTAACCATTAGAGGAGTCAGGACCTACTTTGGGAAGGAACTGTGGGGACCGAAGACGATAGCATCAATCTTATCAAACATTGCCTATACAGGAAACGCAAAGACCAGGAAACTTACAAGAGATTTGATGAGCAACAAAAGACGGTCTTCAGAAGGGATACGGGATCAATATTTAATTGAAAACCATCATCCAGCGATTATAAGTCAGGAACTCTTTGACAGGGTCCAGGAAGAAAGAAAAAAGAACAAAAAGGAATCTAAACCTCAACAATTTAGACCTAATCCATTATCAAGACGTATCCACTGTGGCAACTGCGGTCAGAATTTTAGAAGAAATAGAAATAAACCATGGGAGTATTTCAGGTGCGTCTCGGCAATAACAAACAAAAACCTCTGCAGCTCACCGACTATACGGGAAGACTTGATGGTTGAAATAATGCTAAAAGCTTTTAGAGTACGCTTTGATACTCAAGATCCAAAATTGATTAAAATGCTACAAAGAATGTTGATTAGAATAAATAAGAATGACTACTTTGAGTTTCATCGCCTTAAGGCCTTGACACAGATTCAATTGGCTAAAAGGTTGAAAGATATTCAATTTACAGATGATGATATCATTCAAATGGAAAGGGATTACGATAAGTTTGAGAACCGGCTAGTAGAAATAGAAGATGATAGGAAGTATCGTCTTGATTCCATAAAGTGGCTTGAGAATATTAAAACATTTGAAGAGTTTGCAATTCAGGCCACTATTGAATACTTGCGAGCGTGGATTCTCTCCATGGTCATTTACTCAAAAGAAGATTATAAAATTTATTGGATTGATGGTAAAGAGACAGAAGTAGGTAACTGCATACCCATAAAACTAAACATAGAAGAGTCGTTATCAGAGTTGCATCCAAATGGGGATTTAGTGGTTCAAAAAGCCACTAATTTTGAATTGATGACAAACATCCAAATCGCCTCGGAGAAAGGGGGTGATCAAAATTACGTTGATGAGGAGGACAGAAAGATGATAGCAGAAAGAAAACTTGAGCCTAATTTGATGGTTAAAAATATACAAAAACAACTTAGTAATTCTGTGATCATGCAGACGAGTGTACCTGTGGTAAGAGAAAAGAAATTAAAAGTAGCTGCATATGTACGAGTTTCAACAGAACTGGAACAGCAAAAAACAAGTATCAAAACTCAATATTCATATTATCTGTACCTTATCCTCAAGGATCCGCGGTATATCTTAGCTGATATCTATATAGATGACGGAAAAAGCGGGAGAACGACTGAAGGTAGGCATGAGTTCAAGCGCCTGATGGAAGATTGTAAAGCGGGAAAAGTGGACTTGATTATTACAAAATCAATTTCTAGATTTGCTAGAAATACTGTCGATACATTAACCTACTTAAACATGTTGAAAAGTCTAGATCCAAAGGTCGAAGTGTGGTTCGAGCGTGAAAATATTTTGAGTCTTTCTGAAAAAAGCAATGTCTTGATTAATCTGTTATCAGCACTGGGACAGGAGGAAAGTGTCAATATTGGTGAAGCTATTGCCTGGGGTAGAAGAAGTTTGGCCCAAAGAGGTATTGTAAGACCTGCGGTTCAAGGCTACGGTTATGAGTACGATAAAAATAAAGAATGGGTAATAAACGATGAAGAAGCAAAAGTAGTGAAGCTGATCTATGATGACTATGAAAAAGGAAAAAACATGAGAGAGATAGCTAATACGCTTACAGAAGAGTCTATTCCCACACCAGGTGGACAAAAGATGTGGCAGGTGAGCACCATTAGGAGGATATTAAGCTCTGAGATTTACAGGGGAAACTATATATATCAAAGATTTCATTCAGGCTTTAGTTTAACCAGCGATCGGGTGAAGAACACAGGAGAACTGCCCATGTATTTCGTTGAAGGTCATCATAAAGGAATTATTAATGGGGAGCAGTGGAAAAGAGTTCAAACTATGTTAGAAGAAAATGAAAAAAGCAGAAAAGAAAATTTTCAAAAATATCCAGTGGACAAGGAAAAGAATGATGCCTTTACTAAGAAACTATATTGTGGTGAATGTGGAACCGTCGTCGGCTATGTAAGAGGAATTAACAGACAAATGAAGAGTTATGAAAAGAGATGGTGGCGGTGTAATAAGGGGTTAAAAGGCCATTGTAGTTCTATTCATTTGAATCAAAACTATGTAGAAGAAAACTTCTCTCAAGTCCTAATGGATATAAAATTTAATCCTGCATTTGATGAGTACTTGGATTTATTTATGGAGGCTTTAAAGATTACCCCAGAAGAAGAAATACAAAGAGAACAGCTAGAGCAGAAGAAAGAAGCGTTAAATCAACAGTTATACAAAGCTGTAGAGGATGAGCTGGGGAAAGCAGGTAAAGATGCAAAGCTTATTGATTATTTGACTGATGAGATTATGGATATAAGAGAGAAACTACTAGGTTATACGGCTCGTGAAGAACAACTGGAAGAAGTAGCAAAAGAAATTGAAGAACTTAGAAAGAATCTTGAAGTCTATAAAAATAAAGGGAATGATGATTTAGGATATTACAAAAGCTCACCTGATTTTAAAAGAGAAATTTTTGAAAAATTTATAGAAAAAGGGACCATTCTAGAAGATGGTCAGATTATTTATCTGTTCCATTCTGGTTTTGAGTGGAAGGCACCAATAAACTATAAAGACTTTCAAGAACAGGAGAGGCGTAGAAAAAAAGCAAAGACGCAATTGGAAAAGAAAGAATTTTTAAAGGGGCCTGAAGTGAAGGCTTTACTAAAATATTGTGAAGAGCCGAAGACAATAACAGAAATGCGTGAGTATCTTCCAAGGTATTTGACAAATCCTAATTTTAAGAAGTTTATCGTGAAGCCGCTTTTGGAAAAAGGAATTATTAAGGAAACAATACCGGATAAGCCAACAAGTAGGTTGCAGAAATATTATTCGGTAAAAAAGTAGGTATGCATTTTTAAAAGTGGAACGTTATTCTCCAAATATGAAGAAAATCATGACAAAAATAAAAACCCACTGAGTTGCCTGATTATGATGATCAAGCCACTTGGTGGGTTTGTTTTTTATGCTAAAAAAGTCAAAGGCCATCCAGTTTATTTTTTAAAAATGGAACGATTTTCTTTACAAATAGAGAATAACGTGCTAAAATTAAAAAAAAGATGAATAGCACCCATATAAAGTGGTTATAATAATTTTAAAAATGGAACGTTATTCTTTAAATATAAAGAAAATCATGCTAAAACTAAAAAGAGAGGTGAGATAAGTGGATGTGTTAACTGAACTGGCGAAGTATCCGGTTTTTACAATCGATGATGTAAAGAAGCTTGTAGGTAATGAAAAGACAGCTTATTCCCAGCTGGACCGTTTAATGAAAAAGGATCTGGTCAAAAAGATACGAAAGAACATATACTCTGTAGTCAACCCGACAACAGGGCAGCTTGTGGCAACTCGTTATCAAATCGCTTGCGCTATAACTGACACTGCATATATCTCTCATCACAGTGCTTTTGAATATTATGGATTGGCGAATCAAGTGTTCTATGAAGTGTATGTTTCATCTGAAACAAAGTTCAATCATTTTGAATATGATCATGTAACTTATAAATATGTTTCATCTAGAATGAGTGAGGGTGTTTTTGAAGCAAAGAACACCACCGGGGTTAGAATAACTGATATGGAACGGACAGTTGTTGACAGCATAAGGGATTTCAATAAAATAGGTGGGTTTGAAGAATTGCTCTACTGCCTGGAAGGAATCCAGTATTTGGATGAAAAGAAACTGAAGCGATACCTTGATATATATAATACCCAGGGCCTATATCAACGGGTAGGATATCTCCTTGATCATTATCGAAAAGAGATGCAGGTATCGAAGGAGTTCATAGAATATTGCAAAGGTAAAATAGGAAAAAGCAGACGGTACCTTGTGAGTGAAGCAAAGGACGATAGCTTCTATAACAGTGAATGGGAACTGATGGTACCGGAAGGGCTATTTGAAATAACGGATCAAGGAGGTGATATACTTGTCTAATTACGACATTATATATTTAGGGAAAAAAGCTGAAGAATTAGGATTTGTGAGGGATACATTAGAAAAGGTAACGAGACTAGCAGATATTCTGGAGTATTTAAATACAAATCCAATTCTTAAAGATAGTCTTGCATTAAAAGGTGGCACAGCAATTAATCTTACGATTTTCAACTTGCCACGTCTTTCTGTAGATATAGATTTGGATTATTTAATCACCAACAGTAGAGAAGAAATGCTTGAAAGTAGAGAGGTCATTAACAGTACTATTGATCGCTATATGGTGTCCCAGGGTTATTCAAAAAATCCCAAGACGAAGAATCCTCATAGCTTGGACTCATGGGTCTATGACTACATAGGAGCCAGCGGGAATAAGGATAATATCAAGATTGAAGTCAATTACTCATTACGGTCCCACGTTCTTGAAGCGGAAGAAAGACCGATTATAACTGAACATTTTTCCAGTGAGTATAAGGTGAAGTCTCTAGCTCCACTTGAGATATACGGAAGTAAGATGAATGCGCTACTAAGCAGAGCTGCAGCCAGGGATTTGTATGATTCAAGAAATATGATTCACTATGGTCTCTTTGATGAATCGGAAGAGGAAATGCTGAGAAAGTGCGTTGTATTCTATGCTGCCATATCAGCGAGAGATAAAAACAGTATAAACAAGACCTTTGATACCAAAGGCATTGACTCAATTACTAAGAGGAAGATTAAGACAGATCTCAATCCTGTCATTAAAACAAAAGATGATTTTGAATTGGAGTCGGCTAAGAAACTTGTTAAAGAGTACATTTCTGATCTGATGGTTTTGACGAAGGAAGAAAAGGAATTCCTGAATAAGTTTGAATGCGGAGAATACGTTCCAGAACTACTCTTTGAAGATGAGAAGATTATTGAACGAATTAGAAATCACCCAATGGCATTATGGAAAACTAGATAATATAAATGAAGAAACCCACCATGAAGGCATCTAGGCTCGGAAAGTACCGAACTTAGACTGAATATTGGTGGGTTATTTGCTTTTTAAAGCCCCAAATGACTAAATCGCTTTTGTGGCCAATTTCAGGGAATTAGCCCATGGGTGGAACTACGGGTCATAAAATCAATTAAAATCCGTTACAGGGCAAACTGAAGCGTCGTTTTTTCAGTGACCCTTCAAAAATTCATGTCTCGGGACAGATTATCGTTTAGGATGAGAGCCGCCAGAATAAATACATATATAATAGAAGAAACTCGTTTTATTAGAATTGAAAAGCAACGATCTGCCAGTGAAGTATAGTATAGTTCAGGCGTGGACTTTTCATGGTTTTGCATTAAATAATGAGACGTCGTATATTCGACTCAGCATATTTCAGATGAACCAAGATTCATTCAGATAAGTATAAATCGCTCTGAGAGCGCATATTTAGTTCAAGTTTACAGCTCATCACAATGTGATGGGCTTTTTCTGCGTTATGAACTTGAAAATCCTTGAATTACTGGTCAAAACAGAGTATTTCTTGACATTTTTCTGTGTATTGGGTTTCCTTTTTATCCTTTTAGATTCGAGGCGAGAAGGAAAATTTGGACACACTTGACTCAAAATCAGAATTATTTTTGACCATTTTAAGTTCCCTCGCGCAGGAAGAATCAAAATCATTGAGCATGAATGCTACCTGGGGGGTGACGAAGCGTTTCTCTCAAGGGAAACCCCATATTCCAACCACATACTTTCTAGGGTACGATACGAATGATGATGGAAAGATTGTTATTCTAGAAGAGGAAGCAGAAGTTGTGAGACGGATATTCAGAGAGTTTTTAGAAGGAAAAGGAACGGCAAGAATTGCTAAAGGACTGATGCGAGACGGTGTTTTAACAGCAAGAGGTAAGAAAACCTGGACCAGTGATTCCATTCGAAAAATATTAATCCAAGAAAAATATACGGGGGACTGTGTGGCTCAAAAAACGGTAACAATAGACTTTTTAAGCCATAAAAGAGTTCCAAACAAAGACCATAAACCGAAATATTACATTCAAAATCACCATCCTGCAATTATCTCAAAAGAAGATTGGGATAAGGTACAAAAGGAACTCATAAGAAGAAACGATATGCTAAGAAATCCCGAGAAAAAATATAAGATGACATATAGCGGGAAATCCGTATTTTCCAATATATTGTTTTGCGGGCATTGTGGCAGGCCTGTAACACGCAGGCGAATGACTTCATCGAAAAATGGCGAAAAGTACCACTTCACAACATGGCACTGCCGAGTGGCGGCCCATAGGGATATAGACAAAGGCATTAAATGTAATGCGAGTTATGTATGGGAAGAAGTATTAGAAAAAGCCTTTATGAAAATTCTCCATGAGATGAATGAAGATCGTGATGAAGTGATTCGAGAAGCGCGACTTGCCAGTGAAGACTATGCACTTACAGAATCGGAGAAAGAAAAACTGATCGAACTTGAAACGAAACTTGAACATATTACAAATCGAATCAGTGATTTGGCAGCGAGAGAATCAGCGACAAGTGATCCTGTTTATGACGCAACTATGCGACACATGATTTACGAGCAAGAAATCATTCAGCTCGAGTATGAAAATTTAAGCAAGATGGAAACTGAAAGCATATTTATAAAGAAACAGTTAGAAGAGTTCATTGAGAGTTTGGGTGACTTGGGCGATGACGATGGTTTTCGAGAAGATATTTTTGTAAAGACCGTAGAAAAAGGTATCGTGCATGATAATCACCAGGTCGATTTCCATTTTAAATGCGGTATCAAAAGAAGCATCAGCGCTGACCGTAAAGAATACATGTAGGAAGCTGAAGTAAATCATGAATACTAACGCCTTAATATTGTAGGCGTCTAACATAGAAAGATGAAAACTCCCTCAATCAGGATAAAGTACTTGCATTATATCCTGTACAGAGTGAACATACCTAGTAGCTAGATATGTCACCAAAAGAGAGGAGTTTTTTCTATGGGCAAAACATCAGATGATGCTGAAAGTAAAGCAACCGTATATCAATTGGGTGAAATTGAAAACCTGAACCCCAATGAGACAAGGCAGTGGGTTCAAACACTATGGAATCCTTTAGATGAAATGAGGAAAAGTCCGCTTGAAAGAACGGATGATGAAGTAAGGGTAGCTGCTTATTGTAGAGTGAGTCCAACACCTAATAAAAGAGGAAGATCGCTTCAAAATCAGATGAGTCATTATACCGAACTAATTCGGAATAAACCTAACTGGAAATTTGTCGGAATTTATTTTGATGATAATATTTCTGGCAGAACAATAAAGGATAGACGCAGTTTCAGAAGAATGCTGCGCCATGCCGAGGAAGGAAAACTAGACTTAATCATCACAAAAAGTGTACAACGGTTCTCTAGGAACACGAAAGAGCTCCTAGAAGCCGTCGAAGAGTTAAAAGAACACGGGGTGGGGGTGTATTTCGAGAAAGAACGAATCGACACGTCCATCGATTATAATGCATTTTTATTATCAACCTACGGAAGCCTATCTCAAGCTGAAATAGAAGCTATGTCAGAACTAGGCAAGTGGGGAGTGGAACAAAGGTTACTAAGTGGAAGGCCCTATTTCCAGAAGACCTATGGATATGAACTGGTAAAAGACTCTAGAAGATCAGAGCTTAGAATTATCAACGAAGAAGCAGAAGTTGTCCGCTGGATTTACAAAGAATACCTCAGTTGCAAATCTCAAACAGACATCATGAGAGCATTGACTCTTAGTGGTATCAAAACGCCTAGAGGACTGGATACATGGAATATTTCATCAGTAAAGAAGATATTAACCCTGCCGATCTATACAGGAAATTATATTGGTAGAACGACAAACAAGGATCTTATGACAAATAGGGTTAGGTCATCAGAGAGCATGAGAGATAAGATTTTAATTGAAAATGCAAACCCACCGATCATTGATTTGGAAACCTTCGAGAAAGTGCAAAAGCTTATTGAGGAAAACAGACCAAATAAAACGACGGCTTCAGAAAAGACGATCAGCCCTTTTGCAGGACGGATTATTTGTGGCTACTGCGGTAATATCCATTATAGAACGACAGACCGAGTGAAAGCAGCGTATTGGGGCTGTAAATTACGTGTGGGGCATAAGGAGCTGTGTCCTACAAGCTATATCAGAGAAGAAGTTATGCGCGATATCCTTCAAAGCGGTTTTGAAGAATGGTTTGATTTTGGATCTGATAGAACGGTTAAAGAGCTGGAGAAAATATTAGAGAGGGTAAACAAGAATGACCACTTTGAGTTTCATCGGCTCAAATACTTAACGGAAATTGAGATTGCTGAGCATCTTGTCGGATCCCGATTTACTATAGAAGATGTAGAAGATATGCGTAAGCAATATGGGGAATTTGAAGAGAAAATCAATCAGATAGAGGACGATAGGAAATACCGGAACATGGCTCTTGACTGGCTTAGTGAAGGAAAGGATTCAGTGGATTTTTTAACTGAACTAACACTGGAGCTAATGAGAGCCTGGATTGTTTCTGTGACCATTTATACTCATGAAGATTATACGATTCACTGGATTAATGGCAGTGAAACCCAAATGGGTGATCTTGAACTCAGGAAAAGGGAAGCTGAGGACTTCCGAAAAACAAGGGACGAAAAAATAGAGAGAACGAAACTCATTACCGGGTCTGAAGCATTTCATGCTAATGAAAGAGAGACCAAGGCACTAACTACAAAAGACTTAATATCAAGAGCTTCATATGTATCAGATACTAAAGATAATCGTATAGAAAAAACAGAGCATCTTCATCTTGATGAAGTCATCGAAAAATATGACAGAGAGGAGGAAACCGATGTGGCATTACCTCAAGTAACACAGATCGATCATCAGCAACACATGCAGTTGATGAGTCGCATCTATAAAAATGTAAAAGACAATAACCATCCAAAGATTGAAAATTTGAAGAAGCTAAAGGTCGCTGCCTACGTTCGAGTGTCAACGGATAAAGAAGAGCAAGAAACAAGTCTGAAAACTCAAATCGCTTTTTATACCTACGCCATCCTTAAAAACCCCAAGTACCAGTTTGCCGGCATCTATGTAGATGAAGGCATCACTGGAACTTCAACAAAGCACCGAGAAGGCTTCAATAGAATGATCACTGATTGCAAATCAGGAAAAATAGATTTGATCCTGACAAAATCATTGTCACGGTTTAGTCGGAATACTTTGGATGCGATTAAGTATGTGAGGATTTTGAGAGAGCTAGAATCACCGACCTATATATTTTTCGAAAAAGAAAATATTTCAACAGAAGATGATACCAGCGAACTGATAGTCAGCCTGATGGGGGCTTTAGCGCAACAGGAGAGTAGAAATATTGGAAGCTCTATCTCCTGGGGGAAACGAGCGCTAGCCAGTAGAGGGATTGTAAGGCCAAGAAGGCTTAACTATGGGTATGAATACAATGAGAAGAAAGAGTGGGCCATCAAAGAAGAGGAAGCTGCCATTGTTAGGCGCATTTATATGGATTACCTGAATGGGGTGAGACGAGCAGATATCTACAAAAGTCTTAATGATGAGGGAATCGTCCCACCAAGTGGTTCAGGGCTTTGGAGCAATTCCTCCATTCAAAATATCCTGGTGAATGTCGTTTACAAAGGGGATTACATTCACAATCAAAAATATAAAAATCCGGAACGCAAACAACCACTTGTACCAAACCGGGGAGAGATTCCCATGATTCACATAGAAGATCATCACCCAGCAATTATTAAGAAGGACGTATGGGATGAAGTGCAACAAATGAGAGCTGATCGACAAAAGAGTATGAAAAGAGTTCATCTAAGTTTTGAAAAAAAAGAAGTGAAAAATGAAGTTTTTACCGATAAATTCAAGTGTGGAGAGTGTGGAAGCACAGTAGGTTTTGGACGATATATGAATAAAAAACGAATTCAAAAACGTGACGATGTAACAGGTGAAATTGAGAGGAAAAGGACCAAAGAAAAATCAAGCGCCACATTATTTTGGCGCTGTGGTTATGGCCTGCAGAATATGCTTCAGGTATGTGACGTTAAACAGTTCAATCAAGAATATATAGAAATCAATTTTCAGCATCTGCTGATTGAAATGGTCTCAAATCCAGAGTTTAAGACATACTTTGAAAAGAAAATAGATGAGCTTGAGGTAAGTGAAGAAGAACTGAGTAATGAAAAGCAGCTGATAGATGAAATGAATGCGCTGTATCAAAAGCTTTATGAAGCGGTAGATGAGGAGCTTAATAAAAAGGGAAGAGACTCACAGCGGATTGACATGCTAACGAGCAAGATTGTGGCCATTCAGGAACACCTAAAGATCTACACCGAAAAAAGAGAGCGGCAACAACATCTACAATCAGAAATGGAGTGGTTCTTTAAAAGTTACAAACTTCAAGATCTTTTAGGGAAGAAGCGAAGAGTGAATTTTCAAGGGTTCGATCAAACCAGGTATGGAAAAGAACTACTGCCTGCAAATATTTTAGATACGGGTCTTAAGGTAGAAGAAGCGAGCTTTAACAAAGACTTATTTGAAAGGCTGATTGAATCTGCCATAATCAATAGAGATGGGATAATTACATTCACGCTGAAAGTCGGACTTGAATGGTCAGCACCAATAACCTATGAGAATTATAAAAGGCTCATCACCAAGCGTAGAAAGCTTGAGAACTTCTTGAAGCGACTAGATTTTTTAAACGGCCCGGAAATAAAAAAGCTTATGAAGTATTGTAGAACGCCTAGAACTAGCCATGAGATGTTAGAATTCATGGGAGGCGTGATGACAATTGAACATTTCAGGACAACGATAATCAATCCACTGGTTGAAATGGAGAGACTAAAGCGGACGATTCCAGAATTCATCTACAGCCATGATCAGAAGTACTATACAGAAAGTTGAAACTTTAGAAATTTTGAATTGTCCCACCGCATATGGTAATGTGAGTGTAATGAGGAAAGAAAATCATAATAGCAAAGGGGTGATCAGAATGCCTACATCATCTTTTAATAAGGATTTCACTTTGAATACCAAGAAGGCCGTGGAGTCTTTCGAGAGGATTATTTCCACACCCAAAAAGAGTATTAAAATTGATAGAAGTCTGGTATCGATTGAAAATATGAGGCGAGGAGAGCAGAAAGTAAAACAAATGCTATCTCGAAACGATTCAACGGTTGCAAATGAAAAATGAGCCTATCGCTTTGTGATGGGCTTTACTTTTTGAATTCAAAAATAAACCACCAAGATAGTATCTAGGGTCGGCATAGTCCCGAACTTAGACTTGCATCTTGGTGGTTTTTTGTTTTTTGAAGGAATCTTGGCTGTTTTGCGATTTCAGGCTATTTAGCTTGAAGTTAAGCAACAGGTCCTAAACAAAATAAAAATCCGACACAGGCCAATCTGAAGGCTCGATTTTTTTGAGTGTCATAAAAATGCTGATTTATCGAGATCCTAATTCAATTTTCGCGCTTCTGACGCTAATCACCTGAGACAACAACTATATAATAGAAAGAATTTTCAAGAGAGCTCATTTCTTTACCGAAATGGACTTATTTTTTTATCCTTACAGCATACTTCGAAAACTACATAATGTATTTTTGACAACCTAAATACATTATAAACCACTATATATTGTGTTTTTATCCATCTCGACTCAAGCCGAACGAAAAATACAAAGGTGATTGTCTAGCACAGAAGACCGTGACGGTGGATTTTCTGACCCATGAGCGAGTGAGAAA